TCTTCCTCAGTTTCGGCATCTTCCACAAGGAACACCCTGACTCTCACCTGTATATTCACGCTGATGTTCTGCCAGTTGTCGGAGGCTTCCACCTTGGCACTCTCATGAAGTCTTGTGGTGTGCCTGAGACCGCTGTGACTTTCGCTAACAGGGATGAGTTGCGCACTGGTTACAGCGATGCGGAAATGGCCGCGATCTATACCGCTTCGGATGTTGTATGGATGGCAACCTATGGAGAAGGTTTTGGTGTCCCGATTATTGAAAGCGCTGCCTGTGGTGTGAGATCTATCGCATCAGATTGGGCGGCCACAGCAGACTTGATGAGCCCTGACAGCTTTCCGGTGCTCGGACAACCATTTTGGGATTCGCCCCAAAGCGCTTTCTTTCAGATTCCGGTCCTCGCTTCCCTTGTAGAAGCCCTTGAGAAGGCATACAAGGCCGATAGAGACACTTCTACGGTGGCTAGGGAGTTCGCTATGCAGTTTGATGTTGAGAAGGTGTGGCAGGACCACTGGATGCCTTTTTTCAGGAAGGCTCTTTCTCAATAGTGTGGGTGGACTCTGGCGCTAAACTAGAGGCTGGAGGCTTTTCATGGCAATAAGTACGCTCCAAATGTGTGCCTGGTGTCACTCAGACTATTCTCCAAAAAAGCCCTGGCAAAAAACATGCTCCTATAAGTGTGGCTACAACTACCAGAACGAGAAGAAAAAGAAGCAGACTAACTTCTCTTCCTGTCTGAGGTGTGGTCAGAGTCTTGCGGACAAGAGAGCGCAGGCCATCTATTGCTCTTTAACATGTAAGTCAATGGATCATAACTTCAAACACAGAGCTACTACTAGGGTCACAGGCGTAGCTCGCAGAAGGCTTATCTGGGAGCGAGATGAGGGAATGTGCTACATGTGCAACACTCAGCTTGACTTACACCAAATTGAGCTAGACCATCTGATACCAGTAGCTTTTGGTGGATCTAGCTCTGAGACTAATTTGGCTGTCTCATGCCAAAAATGTAATCGGTCCAGAGGAACTAGAATAGAAGAAGCACAGATTTCCAAACTAGCTGAGCTAAGGACTTGATTTGATTACAAATGGATATGCGACACTCGCTGATGTGAAGGCGGCACTACGGATCCCCACCGGTGACACTCAGGATGATTCTCTGCTTGAGATAAGCATTGAGGCCGCATCAAGACAGATTGATGGTTTCTGTGAGCGCGTTTTCACACAGTCAACTGCGACAAGGATTTACAGGCCTACTGATGTGTTCACTGTGGACATTGATGATCTGCAAACCCTGACTTTTCTGAAGACTGACAGTGACGGTTCTGGGGTGTTTTCGACAACCTGGTCTGCTACCGATTACCAACTGAATCCTCTCAATGGGATATCTGGTGGAATCCGGTCCCCTTACACACAGATTAGGGCTGTGGGTGAGTACCTGTTCCCCATCTATGAGCCACAGAATGTGAACTCCAATGAGGCCAGTGTGCAGATTGCTGGGGTGTGGGGTTTCGCCACTATTCCGACAGCAATCAAACAGGCCACAATCATCCTGTCTATGAGACAGTTCAAGCGTTACGATTCACCTACAGGTGTAATGGGCTTTGGAGATTTGGGTGTCATGCGAGTGGGAGCTGTAGATCCCGATATTTCTGCGTTGCTCATGCCTTTCAGAAGGATGTTCCTCGCGTGAGTATCACTGACATTAGGGATGGGATTGCTACTAACCTGGCAACCATCTCTGGCTTGCGCACTAGCGCGGAGCTCCCAGACCAGCCAAGCCCACCTATCGCTGTGGTCCAACTAAACAATGTGACTTATGATCAGGCGTTCCAAGGTGGCCTGGTGCTATACAACTTCACCATCACTGTGATTGTGGGCAGGGTTGCCGAGAGGGTTGCACAGCAACGACTCAACGCTTTCGCCTCTACAGGGGCCGGTGGAATCAAGACTGCTCTACAGTCGGACCGGACTCTTGGCGGTCACGCTTTTGATGTGAAGCTTCAAGAGATGACTAACATTGGTGCGATAACATTAGGGGAGCAACAATACTTGGCAGCAGAGTTTGCGGCCATAGTTTACGCAGACTAAGGAGACATTGTGGCAGTTTTTTCAGCTACAGATTACGACATTACGATCAACACTGTTGATTTTTCTAGCAAGCTTGCCGCATGCACCCTTGACATTACGAGGGAGCAACTGGAGATAACCAGTTTTGGCAATTCTGCTCGCAGATATATTGCAGGGCTTCAGGATGCTTCTGTGACTTTGAGCTTCCACCAGGACTTTGCTGTGGGCTCGGTTGACAGCACCATCTTCAGCAACCTGGGTGGGACTGTGGCAATCACCATCAGGCCAACCAGCTCTACTGTTGGTACCGCAAATCCTGAGTACCGGTTCAACGCGCTTGTGGTCCAGACAACCCCATTCAGCGCGAATGTGGGCGATCTGGCCACTATGGACCTTACTTGGCCGGTTGATGGCGCAATCACCAGAGGTACTGTCTAAATAAGGTAGTATCTGTGACATGAACTTCAATCTCATTGTCACTTTGCTTGATGGAACCTCCACAGAGGTTACTGGTGTTGCAGCGGACTTGGTTGCTTTTGAGTCTCACTTTGACTTGAGCGTTGCACGCTTAGGTGCTGAGGTCAAAATCACTCACCTTCTTTACCTTGCATGGCATGTTCTCAAGAGGACCGGTCAAACTAAGGACACTTTTGAGAAGTGGGTTGAGTCTGTGGACAAGGTGGAGGCTGGGAGCCCAAAAGGATAGAGGGCTTAGGGGATTCTTCCGCGCATTGGCTTATCGCTAATATCGCGGTTGAGACCGGCATAAGTCCTAATGAGCTTCTCGCTTTGACACCTCGCATGCTGTTTACTCTGCAGCGTGCTCTTGAGGCGAGGGTGAAGGCAGCTCAGAGGCCACGCAAGCGCAAGCGATAGAATAGGTAGCAGGATTGGAGTCTGCTTTGCTTGCTACTGAGATGCGCGTTGAGGGTCTCGCTGATGTGGGCAACATTCTGCGCGGTATGGATCGCAAGGCAGCTAATAAGGTGCGCGCTGATATGCGCTCGTCTATTCTTTCGGTTGCTTCTGAGATTGCTGGGGATGTTCCTGCAACCCCTCCACTGCCTGGCATGAATCATAACGGTGTGACCAGGTGGGCTGGTGTGCCTAAAGCTTCTGTGTCTTTCACGCCTGGTAGGGCTCGCGGTGGGAGCACAAGGATTCTTGCCATGAAGTTCACTGGTGGGAGCCGGACTGGTGGCGGTATCGGTTTTGATTATGCGGAGCTTGCCGGCAATAGCACTCGGCCAGGATCCAAGTTCTCCAAGGTTTACGAAAAAAACGGAATCCCAGGCTTCCAGCACAGGGTGACAGGGCAGGGAAAGGCCTTCAACGCCGGTATACGCCAAGCTAAGCCCATCAAAGGCAAGGCAGGATACTTTGTGTTTGATTCGGCTGTGAAGCGTTACAAAGGCATTGAGGGGCTCGGTAAGCGTGCGATTGAGAAGTATATGCAGGATGCAACACAACAGATCGCAAGGTTAAGGGCGGCACGCTAATGGCAATTTTCATTCCTCTTGTCACTAAGTTTGATGATCGCGGTTTGCAGGGAGCTCAGAAGGCTTTAGCTAACTTCAATAACTTTGCTGTGGAGGTGGGTAGGGCTGCAGCTGCCGCGATCTCTGCTGTGGCTGTGGTGTCTGTGCGCGAGGCGGCACAGTTTGAGAGCTCCTTTGCAAAGATTCAGGGTTTGGTTGGCCTGTCTAAAGCGGAAACCGATGATCTTGAGGCAGCAGCTCTTGCGTTAGGTCCGGCTTTCGGCACTTCAGCTAACGAGGCTGCCGAGGCGCTGTTCTTCATTACTTCTGCTGGTTTGCGTGGCGCTGATGCAACAGGTGTTCTAGAGGCCGCCGCTAAGGGTGCAGCTATTGGTCTTGGTGACATGAGTGCTTTGGCTAACGCGGCAACAGCATCCATGAACACTTATGGTCCTTCAGTTCTGTCTGGCACTGAAGCTGTGGATGCTCTTGCT